CTAGTTTTGACATATTATAAATATCATTAAGGTTGAATTTTGAATATGGGCATAAGAAAACTTATGAGTATTGAATATTTTAAAATAATTAGCTAATTAAAAGGAGAAAACCTAATGGCATTTCAAGTATCACCAGGTGTTCTCGTACAGGAAAAAGACCTTACAAGAATTATACCGGCTGTTTCGACTTCTATCGGTGCTGTTGCTTTTCAAGCGACACAAGGACCTTTAGATGAAGTAGTAAGTATATCTAGCGAACAAGAATTAGTTTCAACATTTGGAAAACCTAACTCAACTACATTTGAGGGATTTTTCACTGCTGCTAACTTCTTAGCATACTCTAATTCTTTAAGAGTTGTCCGAGTACAGAATTCATCTGTATCAAATGCTACGGAATCAGGAAGTTCCGTGGTAATTAAGAATACTACTGATTACACAGACAATTATGCCGCTGGTTCAAACTCTGTCGGATTATGGGCAGCTAGAACTGCTGGAGCATGGGGTAACAACTTAAAAGTTGAATCATGTCCATCTGCTACTGCTTATGAAGAAACTAGTAAGACAACGGTTAACGATTCTTCAACAAGTGTCGGAGATACGGTTGTTACGGTTACATCCGGAACAGGTTTCAGCGCAGGCGACATCATTAACTTTGGTGACCAGTATGAATATAGAATTGTTAGCATATCAACTAACGATATAACTTTTGTAAGAAAAGAAGAGCCACAACATTTCGGAGCTTCAGACTCTTCAGGTTTACATGCAGTACCAACTAACGGTGCAAATGTAAGAAGAAGATGGAGATATTACGATTTATTTGATAAGGCACCAGGAACTTCACCGTTTGCAACAGCACTTGGTGGTTCAGGTGACGAACTTCACATTGTCGTAGTTGACGAAGATGGTGGTATCACAGGTACACAAGGCGATGTTTTAGAAACATTTGCTGCTGTATCTAAAGCTTCAGACGCAAAAACTCCACAAGGAGATGTTAACTACTATCCAGATGTAATTTACAATAAATCAAATTACATTTACTGGATGGACCATAACGCTTCTGGTTCAAACTGGGGTACAGCGGCTGCAAGTACAACTTTTACCGCTGTAACAACGGTATCTAATGTATCACTACAAAGTGGTTCAGATGGTTCAGCTGCAACAACAGCTCAGAAATTAACTGTTTATTAGAAATTTCAAGATGCTGAAATGGTTGATGTTGGATTAATCATGGCCGCTAATGGTGACGCTACTCACATTGACAACTTAATTACGGTTGCTGAAAATAGAAAAGACGCAGTTGTATTTGCTTCTCCAGAGAGAAGTGATGTTGTAGGTGTGGCAAGTGCAAACACACAAAAAGATAATGTTGTAGGATTCTTTAATGGTATCCGTTCATCTTCTTATGTTGTGTTTGATAGTGGTTACAAATATACATACGACAGATACAATGATGTTTACAGATATGTACCTTTAAATGGTGACATAGCAGGTTTAGCTGCAAGAACTGACCTAGTTGCAGACAGCTGGTTCTCACCGGCAGGTCTTAACAGAGGTATTATCAGAGGCGCAGTTAAATTAGCATTTAATCCAACTAAAGAACAAAGAGACGAATTGTACAGAGCAAGAGTAAATCCTGTGGCAACATTCCCAGGTCAAGGTACGGTTCTTTTCGGTGACAAAACTGGATTAACAGCTCCTTCAGCATTTGATAGAATCAATGTTAGAAGATTGTTCATCACTTTAGAAAAGGCAATCTCAACTGCTTCTAAATTTCAACTCTTTGAATTCAATGATGAGTTTACAAGAGCTAACTTTAGAAACATTGTAGAGCCGTTTTTAAGAGAAGTACAAGGTAGACGAGGTATCACAGACTTTTTAGTAGTTTGTGATGAAACTAACAACACAGGCGAAGTAATTGATAGAAATGAATTCATTGCTGAGATTTTTATTAAACCAGCAAGAAGCATTAACTTCATTACACTACAATTTATCGCAACACGAACTGGCGTCTCTTTTGACGAAGTTGCAGGTTAAGGTAGAGGAGAAATAAAATGGCAAACATTAACGACTTCAAAGCTAAACTTGC